TACCATTTTTAGGGTGATGACCAAAAACGATTGATGGAGAACCATCATATTTCATCGTCAGGTTACTATTTTGATGTCCAGCAGTAATATGTGCATGAGCTTGATTTAAAGCACCAAAAGCGTGTTCGAAACCCTTGTGGCCATGCATCAAAGGACGATCTTCAGCATGATGTATATGCTTCAAGCTCGAAGCTTCTTCAGATTCTTCTTTTAAAAAAGTTACAAACGATTTCATTGATTATCTTTCTGGACTTGCAACACACTTTGGTTGCCGGTTTACTTATTTATACAACATTCAATCTTTCGGTGTAACAACTTAGAAAGATTGGCTTCGATACATAGTGTCAAAAATATTGGATTTAAAACTTGGATCCTTCAAAATCCAACCAATAGGTGTTTATTTGACCTTTACCACGCAATGCATAGAATGGTAAAGTATGCATTAAACCTCTACTGGAGTTATAGTATATCAAATTTTTAGGGCTTTCGTCAAGTGCCCAAGCAAAATGTGTTGTTCCTGTGTCACCACCTACGAATGTTTCCGAGGTCATAATGTGGTAAATATTGGTTAGAAAGTCGGTGCTGGTTTTCCATCCATCGACCTGTATATCCGTTGGATGACAAATGATCTTTTCGTGGTCCATATATTCTTCGGAACTATATTGTTGAAGTATCGATTCGAATACTGGCTTTGGCCAATTTCGGTAAGTATTGTAAGGTGCGTCAAGTAAAGGACAAACAACAATCTTCTTCTGCATCTTCTCTTTGTTTGGTATTTTCACCAAATCTCCAGAGATATCTCTAAAGTCCCAAAGATTTATGTTTTTCCAATTTAACTTTTCTGTACCAGGTTGTGCTGAGAAGTAATCAGTATTTAAAATCATCCATCGATGAAAATCCCTAACATATTCAGCTGGACTTAAACCGTCCATCAAAATGTGGAATTTTAAATTTGGATTATCTTTTCTGAGGTATTCAACAACATTAGCAATAGCAACCAAATCGCCATTGCGAATACAATTGCCGAATACTCCACATTCGATATTGAGAATCATATTACCAAATCTTTTACATACACCAATTTTGCATTACGGTCACCGTAGTAATGTCGTTTGAAATCAAATTCAACACCATGGCCATCCCAAATTCTCATATCTTCATCCCAACAAACAATCGTTTCTTTGTGCATTAAGTCAGCAATGATACCGATGCCTGTAAATGTGGTGATAAAAGGTTTAGGACTATTCTTAATGAGATTTAGATTATACATGATCGGTTTTGTATAGTCAAGATAAAACACTTCATTGGGATCAAGATTTGTTCCACCTTCGACCACATTTGTATTTCTTCGTGTATCTATATTAGGATCTTGTTTTGATGACCATCGATCACCAATGATTGTTTTAGTGATAGTTTCAATTTCAGCATCAACCATTGGATCAACTTCAATTTCAAAATCATCATCAACTTGAAATTCTAATTGATAGTTATCACGAACCCAATTCTCATATCGGCAAGTTTCAATTGGCCGATCTGCTGCTTCTTGGTCCATGCGAGTCCATGAACTAATTGTTAATATATCACCATAATTAAACACCTCATCATGAAAATATACTTCACTAAACATGGGTTGATATTTTAAAAACTGTTTGATACCGGCAAATTTTCTCATTTCTGGCCGAATAAACAATTCAATCTTTTGGTCAAAACGTTTTGATATTCCTGATATCACAGGTAGTGCGTTACAGAAATCACCCAAGTTGGCGGTGCAATCAATCCTCAGCTTCATTAAAACTCCTAAATGCAATAAACCAATCTTGGTCATTAACTCGATGTAATTCAAAAAATTCAGGCTTTTGTAAATATGACATCAACAATAATGTTTGATCATCATCGACTAAACCATTCTTAAACAATTCATTTAGGCTGTGATGAACCAATCCTTCTAATACTGGCCACAGCTCTCTACCCGCAACAATGCAAGGACCTGTGATGTGGACATCATTATTTGATATCACATCTTGAATGATTGTTCCATCAACCCACTCTTTAATATTGAAAAGGTGTATTTTGTTTTTATCAAAAGGATATTGCCATCTTTTGTTTCCACCTAAAGTGGTTTCATCACGGCAATAACCAAAGTCCAACCAAGCAACCAAATCGGTTTCGATGGCGTTTGATTGTAAGGCACGATTAACAAAAGCAGATTTTAAAGCATTGACGAGAACGTAGTCAGCATTCCAATATTCTGGATTTTTTACTTGCATGGGATTTATTTTGGCTTGATATTCCGGGTTCGTTTGAACTTTTTTGATTTCTTCTCTAAGCAGTTTGAAGCTTTCGGGAAAATCAAGCGTAAGGATTTCGGTTGGTCGATCTTGGCGGAGAAACTTAATCTCATCGACCATATCTTTTGATGTATACACCACCATATCGTTTTCAAGTTTAGCCATGTGACTAAATCTTTCTAGATAGGTTTCATTTGTTCTTTGTAGATAATGTGGCAATCCTTTATCGGGACTCCATTCTCCACGGCCAATGTCAAAGAAAGCTGTTACAATAGTAATATCATTCATAATAATACTTTTTATAGTTGTTAATAATTTCAATTTCAGGTGGTTGATTACTTATAAAGGTTTCATAATCAAATCCTGGTTGATGATTGTGTGTATCTGCACGATGTGGATTAACTGAATAATTTTTACCAGCCAAGAAGTAATATACATTCATGAAACAATCAATATAACCAATCGTTGGATAAACCATTTGTATCATTTCAAAGTATTTTTTAAACCATGCAATGTTACTATCATAATGTTCTAAGAAGGTCGACACTTTAAATATTGAACCGCCACCAGCACCATATTGTGTGAATGTTGGTCGTTTGCCACAATGTATTTCAATCATTTCAATTACAGTTTCGGGAATATGATTGCCAATCTTTGTGTCAGCACAAGCGTGTTCCCAACTCTCATCAATCGTAATAGGTTTAATTATCAATACATCATCTTCAACCATCATCATATATGGTGACGTTGCATTGAGGCAAGCCGTTTTAAATCTTTCTAGAAATCTTAGTGTTTTATCCAAATCATAACCAATTGGTGGTACAGGACCACCTAAAGGATTATCGTATATAACATAATCACACTTATTATCTTCAGCCATCTTTTGAAATTCTAACCTTCGACCGTCAATGGCTAAGAAATAGTAATTATAAAAATGGTGTTTCTTTATATTCTGTATAATACATTCGGTTGATTTTGGATAAACCGAAGCAATGTGAAAAAAGTCAGGACTAAACACGTTTGAGCACCGTCAATCCATTATTGTTAGTTAAACGACAAACCATTTCCCACTCAGGATGGATGTCCATGAACTCTTGAATTGCTGGCCAAATACCTTTGCCGCCAAACTCACCATTAAATTCATAAGATGTAGTATCATGAAATCCAATAAACTTTTTAGCTTTATCAGCATGAAGCCTTAATTCTTCTTGTACCTGCTCATAGATGTGTAGGCTATCAACAAATAAGAAATCAGTAGGTTCAATTTCAATCTTCCTTGTGTCAGCAATGTGTAGAGTTACATTTCTACCTGAATTTTTGGCTTCTTCAAAGAATTCTGGAATACCTGGTTGAGGACTCAATTCGTAACTATGTAATTCAACATCATGATTTAGGAATGCTCGAGTGCTTTGAGCCCAACCAACACCAAGTTCGGTAACATGATTACATTCGGAAGTTAACATTGACAATAGTGGCAAATGCTCATGTATGTCAGTAACTCTATCACAAGCTTCTTCGTATTCTTTTTTAAAGTCCATTTTAAGTCCTATAAACAAAATAATTATTCGGGTCTTCCTGATTATACTTCTTCATGATAAAATCTTTCCATTCAGGAACACGGTCATATTGATGAACGATTGAAAAAGGAACTCCTAAGGATGTTTTAACGATACCATTTTCAAAAGTTGGGGGAGCTTCAAGTAGTAGTGGTCTGAATTGTTCAATTTTAGATGGGTCTACTGTGGTACCAGCTTGGCAGGCCCAGCCATTAAGTTGTTTTGCAAAGTAAATAATATCTTTATATGGTTGTGTTTGTATCAACACATTATAAACGGCTTGGTCTACGATTGGAATGGGTCTACCAATGGCGTTTGTGAAGATATTGAACACCAAATCTTTCACATATTCAGATGTACCACCGATGGTTCCAACATTGTAGATTTCATTATCTTTAAACTTACTATAAACATAATCACCATAAGTTTGTAATAAGTTTTCATTACCCCATGGTTCATCTTTATATTTCATACCTTCCGAACCGGCAACTAGTTTATACTTTTGTCCCAATTTAGATTCTAACCATTTCATAGGATTGGTTTGAAAGTAAACATCTTTTACATCCGTGGTTACTACATAACGATATTTTTGCCAATTGGTACTGAGATAATCGTAAATAGCTAAAAATCTAGCCACATGGATTGGTGCGTTGGTTTGAATCATTGGTACTACGATGAATTTTCGTTTGATTAATTCTAGTGTGGTTTCTTTCGAAGCATTACCAACAACCATTACTTTGTCGCCAGTAAATCCACATTCATCGATTGATTCAACCCAAGGTTTTAACTGGTTATAGTTATAGTTTGTGAAGGCACCAATGATAAGGTCTTTTTGCGCCATGGGAAATCTCCATTATATTTGTCATTCATTATATTATTTCCGTTAAGAAAGAATTCTTTAGAAACGGAACCTGCGTTACCAGCAACTCGATAGTTTACTGTATATTCATTTGTGCAATCAAATTTGGGAAAGTATTGTGCTACTGTTTGAAAAAATACTCTATCTTGGCCCCAACCGCCGTGCCATGCGGAAGCCAATTTTATCGCAATTTCTGTTTTGAGGCAATAGCTATTGGTATCGATATGGTTGACACCATGATAAGTTTGCCACTTGCCTAATGATTCACAATCATCATGGCAAATAAAATCTATACTTTCATAGATATCACGGAGAGAATAACACCAATCCAACTTTTTATCTTCTATTGTTTTGATGCAGGATTCTACATGGTTAGGTTTCAACCAATTATCTTGGTCGAGATATAACACATAATCAGTATTAATCAAATGGGTGAAAGCTGCATATACTCGGTGGCCATAAAAACCATTAGCACCCACATTCAGAGGCAAATTACAAACAAATATCTTTTTATAGTTTGGATGTGTTTCAAATACTTTAATATGATTTCTTACTGCGTGAACAAAATCTGGACCATCACAAACAATATAACAATTCGTATCGTAGGTTTGATCCAATACAGATTCAATGGCATCATAAACTGTTGCTGCACCTGTTGTGGGTATAATTACTGTTGCACTCATTACCATTTCCAAAATAATTGATAACCATCATGGCATAAAGGTCGGCCACTCTTTTGCATATAATCAAATACAAATTGGCCTTTGCCGGCCAACTTGCCGTTATCAATCCAATTATCATCCACACCAATCAATGCACCATCAGATAAAGAAGGTGCAATCGTAAGTAATTCATATAGATGGTGTAAGGCACTCATATAAACCACATCAGGTTCATCTCTCGGAGCGTCAAAACTATCCAAATAAAGAAAATTAATTTTTCTTTTACTATCTAAAAAATGTTGATTGAGTTTTTTTAAGTAGGTGATACTATCGGATTCTACAACGGTCGTTTTATTGGAAACTTTACTTTGGCAATATTGAACACTCTCTTTGGCCAAATCTACTGTGTAAAAACTTCCGCCATATTCAGAAATGTATTTGTCGAACATCAAACTACTTTGGCCATCACCTTCATAATTATTTTCTTGACGAGCGCAACCAGTTTCTACTATTAGAGGATTTTGTTGTTGTTTTAAAAAATCAAAGATATAATCAAATCCACTTTGTCGATGGCCAAGTCTACTCCTCACATCATCATAAAATTTCATAATTTACTCTCTTGTTAGTTTCAATATTCTTTCAATTTGTTTTTCGATTAACGGTTTACGGTTAGGCCAATATATATATTCTTTATCTCCGGTCGAATGGAGTTTGGAGAGAAACGGAATAATAATCTTTTCTACCGCAGCCAATCGAGCCAAATAATCT